CTTGCCGCCACCGCTAATGATGATGTCAAACCATCCGTTATCATCTGAGAATCTATTGATTCCAGCAGTAGCCATTTTCTGAATGCGCTTGTAGTTCATTAGCAACCTCTCTTGAATCCGGTAATGAGTCCGAACCCGCCACCCATCTTCTTATTGAGGATTTCGTACATCTTTCCCCACGGAGTTGAGCGAATCACCTTCCCTGACTGGTTCTCGCTTGAGATGCTCGCAAAGCGCTCAGTAAATTCACCGCTCAGGGAAAATTCAGTTGTCCGGCGCGAGTAGCTCTCCATGTCCTCATCTTCTGTTTTCATCGCCCCATCCAGAAACATTAGATGCATGGTGTACAACGCAAGCGCCTGAGGGTACTTATCTTTGAACTTGTGACCACAAACAAACATGCTTGCAAGCTCAACCCACGCCGTAAGTAATTCATCCGGAACTTGATTGAGAGGCGGTGCAAGTCGGCGCATGATTACTAAGATTTCCTGATAATCGTTCATAGCTTTCTCCAGTTAAAAAAAGGGAGCGCCGTAGCGCCCCCTGCGGGTTATTTGATTTCAGCGCCCTTTTCGAGTTCTTCAACCGTCTTTTCCGGTTGCTCTTTAATTCGACTTCCGGAGCGGATTTCTTTCACATACTCGCGAGTCTTGTCGCGAGCGTCCAGGAACTCAACGAAACCTTTAACGAACAGATATTTGATCGCTTGTGAATGCAACTGCTCGTCAGTAATTTCTACCACGTCGTCGGTCACGAAATCCTGTTTGCCGATTCGAACCAGACCATGAACCAGAACAACGATTTTGTGATTTTCACGAGGCAACTCATTCTCAGGAATGGTTACGGTTTCTTTATCTTCTGCCGCCGCCGCTGCTGCTCGCTGTGCTTTCTGCTCTTTAGTTAAACCAGCCATTTGTGACTCCTTAGTCATTTGTTGTTGAGGTCTGTAGATTACCATTATAGGAATTGAATAGTCAACAAAAAAGCCCCCGAAATTAATCAGGGGCTTTCCATTACTTACCTACGCCGATGAGCATTGCCATAGTCAGAGGGCGATACACGATCAGGCCAGTAGCTTTAGACGTGCATGGAACCTTGAAGTGCAGGTCTTTAGGCTGCATTGGCAGCATGTTAAACGCTTCCGGAATCTCAATGGACATGTTCATTGGAGATTTCTCGTAAGCCAGAACAGCTTTAGTACCAGCGCCGTCAATATCTTCCAGTTCCGCGATGGAGGTGATTTCGATCCCGTTGTTTTGGGATTTGAACCAATCCAGATAGGTCATGGTTGTTTCCGGCATGCGCTTAGCCAGCAAGCGACGCTGAGACGGAGGAATCACGATATCGGTTACACGGTGCAGGCCGTTGGTAACGGTTTCGATCTTCTCGATCAGGTCTGTCAATTCTTCGCTTGCTTTTTCCGGATCAGCCCATGCGCCAGGCGCGGAGGTGATTCGAGTAATGTTCGGATGATCGAACACGCTTACGATTTTGTGTGGCTTGGAGCCTTTGAATACCAGTTTATTGACCAGGGTTTCGTGAGCCTCGCGAGCCAGTGTAGCCTTACGATCTGACAGGCTGTTACCCATCGCTGCGCCAGTTTTGATCTCGTCAATTGAGATTAACCACGCGTTACCCAGGCGGTGAACTCGACCAGTTTCAACGCTTGACATCGCTTCAACGGTTGGCAGGTCATCAGTATAGTCAGCGATGATCTTAGCCATTGCGACGCCATCAAACTTGAGGTATTCAAAGTTAGTGGTTGTCGGCGCGAGTTCGGTTGTTACTGGGAACAGCTTGAGCGCGGAGGTCTCCGGATACATCGCTTCATACTGTCGCTTCAGAGTTTGCTTCAACTGGTTTACAGTCCAGATACCAAGCTGATCGCATTTGTCAGCTTCAACGCCCATTTTACGAAGGCCGTTAACAATGTCGTTTTGTTCGAATGAATCAAGTTTCATCGTCATGATGATTATCCTCTTTAGGTTGATAGAGCCGTTTGGCTGAACACGGCTCTATAATAGCACTTTTTGTTAAGCGGTCAACAGTTATTTATGTTATTAGAAAAGGGGCTTTCGCCCCTTTAATTAATCGCTAGGTACTGATGGTGCTGCAACAGATTGCAGAACTTGAATCTTAACCAGCTTGAAAGGCTGACCGCCCGTTTCCTGCTGACCCTGTAGGATCTCGCCAGTGAACTTGTAACCAGTCTTAACCGCTCCGCCGTCAACTACAACGCCATTGCTGTCAAACGAAACAAACTTGTCAAATGACGCCTGCTCTTCAGTGAGATCATTTGAAGCCTGAACCCACACGCGGCCATGAGTCATGACGTTAACGGCAGAGCCGTCGTCGTACACGCCAGCAGGCGAGAAAGCGTGAGACATAATTGTGACACCCAGGATAGGCAGTGAGTTATCAGTCGCCAGCTTAACAACTTTGTGACCCTCGATAGGTTGCACTGACTGAACAGCAACGGGAATGCCGATCTGTACAGAACCGTCAGCAGCACAAGCGCCGTCGATGTTGTAGAGTGAGGTGTCAGCGATCTGACCTACATAAGCCTGACCACGATGAACCGTATAAGATGCACGAATTAGAGCCATGATATTTTCTCCTTAATTGGAATTTTTAGGGAGGAGTTACCCCCCCTGATCGGTATTACTTACGGAAGCGATTCTGAGGATTAGGGATCTCATCAGCGTCGTCTTTGTCGCTCTTGTTGGGATTTTCTTTCCCGTTTACAGCGATTCGCTGTAGTGCCATTTTATCAGACTTAACGGCAAAATCAAATGATGCGTCAATATAGGCGTCATCTTTGTCGCTGGCGTCGATACCGGATGCTTCTTTGATTACTGCCAGCTTGATCGCTTTCGCGTCCATGCCGTCAGCTTTAACACCGAAATCGGATGCTGTAGCAACCAGGGAAACCAGAGCAGCTTCGTCAGCCTTCGCCTTTTCCAGAGCTTCGTTAATCATGTTTGGGATTGAGTCAACCTTGGCTTTCAGTTGATCACGCTCCGCAGTGATAACGGCAACAGCGGCGTCAACAGCAGCGTCAACTTTTACGGAGATGCCAGAAACAGCAGCGTCAGCCTTTTCCAGAGCGATAGCAACCTGAACAGGAACCTCATACTCAACACCGTCAATCTTGATTTTTTTCATTTCCAAATCCTCATCAGTTTTGTTAGGAACAAGCTCATCATACGGGAACTCCTGTTCACTATCAAGGTTTAATTTAGCAATACCAGCGCGACCACGAAAAACCATAGCCACATGGTTAACTGTGATTTCAGTCTGCAACGCATCAAAGCGAACCCATGACGCCGGAATGTGATCAGAGTCATTCTTATCCTTGTCAAGGATATACTCGCCAGTCTCGTTACAACCCCAACCTGGCTCTTCAATATCTACTGACGTATAGCCAACAGATAATTCGGCTGCGATCTTCTTCTTGGCCTTGGCGATTGCCTCACCATCGTAAACAGTTACCGGAACCTCAACGCCGTTTCCGGCTGGAACGCCAGCGCCAGAACACGATCCTACAACAACACCCTTGGCATTTTTGCTGCTAACGGTGACGTGACCGAGAGTGATCGGCTTGCCCTGATAGGTAGCCAGTGATTCAGCCTTGAACACCTCGGATGCAGGTCGAAACTCTACTCGTGGAGTTCCGTCTGCTTTATAGTACGTCTGCGCACCGATACGGGCGACGATTGGAGTGTCGACAAGAAAGCCGTTTTCGTCGAATCGCGCCTTTACCTTTACGCTATCATAGCGTTGCTTCTTCATTTTTTATCTCCCCAATATGGAACAGCCCAGCACCGACAACCGTACTCCTCACCAGGGAATATACCCTCACCAAACACGGAGCGCTTTACACCCTCCAGGAGAATGTGAGATTCCCTTTCGCGATCGTCCATCTTGCCGCGCCAGATATAGAATGCAACTCCAGCGTCGTAAAGTCGCTGCTTCATCAGCATAGAGTTGAACGTGCCAATAATACCACTAGCGCGATTCTTTGACCAGCTTCCATATATTGCGTAGCGCTTTTCTATGGTTGCGTCAACATCCTTCCTGCTCGCGCCCTTCATAGCCTCAACTCTTACGTTTGTTGACCAGTCAGAGACGATATCTCTTGCGAGTTTCGTTACGCTGTTTCTTGCTGTTCCCTCCCATAGTTCTATCTTCTGCTTGAACCATGGTTCTTGCTCGTTAGCCCCGAATCTGTCGAGCGTCATAACAGCAGCGTTATCCTTCCCTCCGGACGCGATCGCAATAGCAAGCCACTGTTGGGAGTTGAATCTGTAAACCGTCCTTCCTATGGCGTACAGCCCGAAAGCAACGCTAAGGAATATAGCAAGAATCTCCGCTTCTAAATCCTCCTCGGCCTGTGCGATCTCCGACTCTTCAGCGTCAAACTTCAATGACTCAAGGCGATCTCTCATCAAGATAACCGAGTCTCTCGTTGCCTCCTGTAAGGAGCGGCTTAATTGCCGCTCGCTTGATTCAGGAAAGCGCCAGTTAGGAATCAACCTCATTTTCTTTCTCCTGCGCCTGCTGTTTCTTCACCTCTTCCCGTGATGGTAGCTTGGGAGAGCCAGCTTTGAACTTAAGGCCTAAGTTCATGTTTTCCAGGGTGTCACGAGCCTCCTCTGTATCCATGACCTGATCCGTTACCAGCTTGCTGACTGACTCAGCGTTATCCTTGAGGATTTTCGCCTTCTCGGTGTCTGATGGGATGGATAGAGGTTCAAACTCAACTGACCATTCCTCTGCGTTAAGCATAAAGCCCAGGATAAATTCAAGGATTGGCTGTAGGTCATCCTTTCGCTTGCGCTCGATCAGCTTGTAGAAGGTCTGCAATGCTGTGTTTTGACTTGCGCTTACGCCGCCAGTGTTCTTGTTCTTGATAATGATCTCGTGAATGCCGCACAGTTCAACGATGCGATCCATCTTCATGACCATAAACTCAGGAACGCCTGAGATGTCGCTGTTAAGGATGTCATACTCCTCGTCATCTGCGTCAATCCCTACTGGCTTTCCTACGCCTGAGTTTTCAGACACCTGAGCAAGTCTCAGTCTTGCAGCATACATACCCTCATTGTCATCACACAGCGCAGCAAGATCTTTAGCTTTCCAAACGGTTTGCTGCTTACGTTTAAGAAGCTCAGTAGCAAGGAAGTG